AAGCCAAGGCGGCCATGCCAGTTCCAAAGGAATGATCATGAAAGTTTCCGGCAAACCTTTTGTGCGCGCCGTCAAGGCGTTCATCTATCGTGACGCACCGATCAACGCCGGTGAAGTTCTGTCCAAGACTGATTTCCATGAGGAATATGTCTGGCAGAACCTTGTCGAATCTGGTCATCTAGAGGAACAGGACAACGGGAATGCCGGGAAACTTTCTGACAAAAGACTTGGCGAAGATCCTCAAGACTGAGGAACTGGCGTCCATGGCGCTCTACAAAGGGGCGCTCATTCTCGGTGTCTTCGATGTTGAGGACACCGAGGCTCAAATGGCCGACGGCACCATTCGCATTGTTCCGCAGTGCATCTTCACCGGACGCTCCGAAGACCTGACAGGTATTGCCGAGAGCGATGAAATCGTAATCGACAACGTGACCTATGCTATTCGATTTTGGATGGATGACGGCACGGGCATGATCGACGTTCACATGGAGAAAATCTGATGGCGCACGTTCGCACCCAGATTCGACAGGCGTTCAGGGATGCGCTTATCGACGCTCTTGACGATGACTACGACGTGTTCGCATCGCGCAAATACAAGTTGAACATGGTTGAACGACCGATGATCGACATGCGCTTTAACTCTGTGGAAATCAATGCTCAGACTATGGGCGATTTGCGGACGCACAGTGGCAGACTGTTCATTCGTGTGCAGCGGATGGCCACAGGGGATGACATGGACGACCTGTTGGACCAAGATGAGGTCAACGTGACGGCAGCAATTGAAGCCGTTGACTGGTCGTCTCTGTTGGAAGAAGAACCGGAACTCAAAGAGGTATCTTGGGCCGACGACGCTGAGGGTGAAGTGCCCATCGGCATGATTGTGTTGCGCTACGACATAGAGTATCGTATCGCAAAGAATGATCCTGAAACCATGAGGTCTTGAGATGGCAACTCGTAAGGGTAAGGAAGGCGTCGTCAAGATCGGCGCAAACACTGTCGGCGAAGTCAAATCCTTCGAGTTGGAAGTTACAGCCAACGAAGTTGACGTTTCCACGCTCGGTTCGGGCTGGACCAAGACCAACTCCACGCAGAACTCGTGGTCCGGCACCATGGAGATGTTCTACGATCCCACTGATCTGGGTCAACCAGCGCAGATTGCGGTCGGAACTCTTGTCACTCTGGCGCTTTACTACGAAGGCGTCACGACCGGTCTCAAATACGACACCGGGTCGGCGCTGATCACCAGCATCTCCCGTTCGCAGTCGTTCGACGGTATGGTCAACCAAACGGTTGCATTCACCGGCAACGGCACTTTGACAACTTCGACCGCATAAGGAGCCTGACATGGCAACGCGCAAGGGCAAAGAAGGCGTCGTCAGGATCGGCACAACTGCCGTCGGCGAAGTCAAATCTTTCGAACTGGAAGTCACCGCCAATGAGGTGGACACGTCCACGCTCGGCTCGGCATGGACCAAGACTGCATCCACGCAGAACTCGTGGTCCGGCACCATGGAGATGTTCTACGATCCCTCTGACGCCGGGCAATTGCTTGTGACAGTCGGTTCGTTGATCACGCTGAATCTGTATTACGAGGGCACGACAGCAGCCCTGAAATACGACAGCGGGCAGGCACTTGTGACCAGCATTTCCAGATCACAGTCGTTTGACGGCATGGTCAACCAGACGGTTGCCTTTACCGGAAACGGCACTCTTTCAACTCTGACAGCGGTGTAACATGGGTCGTTTTTCTGACGCACTGAAAGCTGAGATTTCGTCGTATGCTGGTTCGTCGTGGAGCGGTGAGTTGGGTGGTCAACAGATCACCCTGACAGCCACACCGATCACGCCGAAGGACATGTCCATCATTCGTCGCACGCATCCTGATTTTCAGACCAATCCGTCCCTGCCGGGTATGCTTGATCTGATCATCCTGAAAGCGCGAGATGAATCTGGCGAGGCTGCGTTCGACCTGACTGACAAGCCGTTCATGATGCGGATTTCGGCAAGCAAGGTTGGCGAGATTTTCGGTGGTCTGTTCGGTGCGCAATTCGAAGCCGAAGATGAACAAGGCTTTGAGGACCGTAAAAAAAACTAAGGGACGACCCGGACAGAATGGTCTGTTTCGGATTGGCCCATCGCCTTCACCTTGATCCATGTGAGGTGGAGGCGTGGCCGATAGAGAAGATCCGCGACCAACTCGCATATGTCGCTTTACTGGATGAGATGAGGCTTTCGAAATGATGAAGGGTGTCAACTTCCAGTTCACGGCAACGAACAAGGCCGCACCGGCCATGCGTTCGTTTGAGAACGGGTTGAAGGGTGTCAGCAACCAGATGCGCAACGTGAACGCGGCGAACCAGTCGTTTATGCGTGGCATGAATGACAACCGTCGCGCGGTGCAACAGGTCGGTTTTCAGGTCGCAGACTTCTCGGTCCAGCTTGCTGGTGGTCAGAACGCCATGCTTGCGTTCGCACAACAGGGCGGTCAAATCCTGCAATTCTTTGGCGCGGCTGGTGCGGTCGCTGGTGCGGCATTGGCCGTATTTGCTGCGTGGGCAATTGCGACTGGCGCTTTCACAAGCGACACCAAAAAACTGGCTGATGCCATGAAGCCCTTGAATAAGGACTTCACGGATTACGAAACGTATGTGAAGCGGTCTGCGCAAACCACCGCAGAACTGCGAAAAGAATTTGGCAACTTTGCCTCTGAGGTTAAAGGCTTCTCCGCGTTCATGGCTGGCGTAAAACTCAGCGTCACGATGGAAGACCTCAAATTGGCCATCAGCCCGTTGAAAGGCCAACTCAACGGTGTGAAAACGGCGTTTGACGAACTGACGGCGGCGCAAAAGACATACGACCTTGCTTTAAAAACAGGGGCCGGTTCGAACGAAGCCTATGTCGAACTCATGTCGAACCAGATTGGCGACTTGACGGGCAATCTTGTTTATTCTGCGCGGCTCCTCGGTCTCAGCGCGGATCAAGCAGTTCAGTTGGAAGCAGCATTGACGCAGATCGGTGCCGCCAACAGCATGGGCGAAATGGCCACATACGCCGCTGACGCCCTTGTCGTCATGCAGGAGATTTCCGCAACCGGTGTGGATTTGCCGGGGCCGCTGCGCGAAACTGCGGCGGCGCTGGATGAGATTGTTCGTCGTGGTGCCGCTGCGGCGACGGCAGCGCAGACAATCAAGATCGGCTTTGACGAGATGGCCATTGCTGCGGGCAACGTCGTTGATAACGTGCGGCTGATCGGCACCAGCGCCGATGGTGCCATTGGCGCAGTCAAGAGACTGGGCTTGGCAATGTGGGACGCTGCCATGGTGCCAGTCAATGCGCAGAAGCAACTCGCTCAGATGAAACTTGAGTTTTCACCGGGCGGTCAAGCACTCACTGCGTTTGGTGGTCGTGGTGGCAACGCAGCGCAAGGTGCGCTCGGCAAGAAATACGACATGTTCGGTAACTTGATCGACAAGGACAAGAAGACGGGCGGCGGCGGTGACAGACAGGACGCTCTCGCCGAGTTGCAGAAGCAGCTTGAGTTGGAGACCGCCATCCTTGGCAAGACCGAAGCGCAGCAGCGCATCATCCGCGCCCTTGGGCCGGACTGGCAAGCCTATGGGGATGTGGCCATCAACGGCCTGACCGCACAGATTGCTGCGATTGATGCGTTCAATCAGAAGATGGCCGAACAGCAGTCGATTGCTGACGTGATGAAGTCCAGCATGGAAGATGCGTTCATGGGCATCGTCAGCGGCACGATGAAAGCCAAGGATGCCTTCAAGTCCATGGCCGCGTCGATCATCAGCGAATTGTTCCGCGTGCTGGTCGTGCAGCGGCTTGTCGGATCGTTCAACAGCACAAGCGGCGCGGGGACAGGCATTGTCGGGTTCTTCGGCAAAGCCCTCTCCTCCTTCGCAGGCGGCGGTTATACCGGCTATGGTGCGCGCTCGGGCGGTGTGGACGGCAAGGGTGGCTTCCCGGCCATCCTGCACCCCAATGAGACGGTCGTGGATCACACGATGGGTGACGGCGCTGGTGTCACCGTCAACCAGAGCATCAGCTTCGGCAGCGGTGTGACGCGCGCCGAGGTGCAAAGCATGATCCCGAAGATCGTGGAAGCAACGAAATCTGCCGTCCTTGACGCACGCAAGCGCGGTGGGGCATATGGGAGTGCCTTCGCATGAGCATCGCTTACCCTGTGACCCTGCCCGCGCATACCGGTATCGCGTCGATTGGGTTCCGTATGGTCAACACCAATGCGGTCTCCGAATCACCCTTCACGGGCGTGCAACAGGTGCAGGGCTATTCGCGGCAGAGGTGGGAAGTGGACGTGACGCTTCCACCACTCAAGCACGCCGACGCCGTGCAATGGATCGCCTTCCTCGCATCGCTGCGTGGCCGCTTCGGCACGTTCACCCTTGGCGACCCGATGGCCACATCACCGGCTGGCACAGCAACGTCCGCGACCGTCACGGGCGCAGCGGGCGATCAGTCTGTGACTGTCACGATGACCGGCACGCTCTTGGCCGGGGATTACATCCAGATCGGCACCGGCCTGCACCGTGTGCTGGTCAACCGTTCCGGCAGCGGCACGCTGGAAATCTGGCCCGCCTTGCGCACCGCTGCGTCTGCGGTCGCGGCTGTGCTGGTCAATCCGGTCGGTCGGTTCCGCCTGATGGCTGACGACCCGGCGTGGAACGTCAACAGCGCGTCGATCTACGGCATCAGCTTCACGGCCATGGAGGCATTCTAATGGCGCGAAGTATCCCGGCTGGTCTCCTCACGGCTCTGACACAGACATCCATCCAGCCTTACTATGCTGTGGAGATGATGTTTGACGTTCGCACTGGGACAGATGTCAATAACAATCCAATTACCTACGGGCCGCTGCGTTTCTGGTCGGGCCTTGGTGATCGAACCATCGACGGTCAAACCTATCTTGGGGCCGGGTCGCTGATGCGCATCAGTGAACTTGAGGAGGTTGGCGATCTTTCAGCTAAATCTGCGACGATCACCATGAGCGGCGTCCCTGTGGAAATTGTTTCTTTGGCACTGAAAGAACCATATCAGCGTCGTTTGTGCCGGATCTTGCTTGGCGAGGTCAGTTCCTCGGCAGCGATTGAGATGTTCTCCGGCAAAATGAACACCATGATTATTGAAGACGCGCCTGACTCGGCAGTCATTCAGTTGACGATTGAGTCCAGGTTGGTGGAACTCAACAAGTCCAAGCCGCGCCGGTATAATCACGAAAGCCACATCGCGCGCTATCCGGGCGACAACTTCTTCTCCAATGTCGCTGACCTCCAAGACAGGCAGATTCCATGGGGCCGCAAGCAAGCCTAAACGCTTATCTGCGGGAAGTGGCGCACGTCCCGTTTCGCCTATACCGGCACGACTGCCTGACCTTCACCAATGACGCGTGGCGGCGCATGTATGGTCGTGGGTGGGCCGACGACTGGATTGGTCGTTACATCAAGGCCCGGACAGACAAAGACCTGCGCGCCGAGTTCGGCTTTGACACGCTGGAAGCGGCTGTTGATGCCCGGCTCAAGCCCTGTGTGGGCATCCCGCCTCGTGGCGCACTCGTGACGGGCATCGGCAATGGTGGGTGGCTGACGGGCAAGGCGTTCGGCATCGCGCTCGGGTCAAATGCGGCGTTCCTTTCCGGGTCGGGTGTGATATACCAACCCATAACCGACATCCTGAACGCTTGGGTTGAGCCATGACGCCATTGAAACGACATTTGCTCGGCAGCACGTCACCCATGGTGCATGATCCAGCATCTGTCGGTGCGGCCATTTTTACCGCTGCGGGTGCTGCGACAGTCGGCACGTCCGCCATCATCTTTGGCATCAGCGCACAGGCCATTGTCGGATACCTTGCGGTCAGCGCCGTCACATCGCTTGCTCTGCGTGCGTTGGCTCCGAAACCAAACGTCTCTGGTATGCAGGGTATGCTGACCAACGGCCTCGACGGCACGGCACCGCAGCATTACGTCTATGGGCAGGTCCGCAAGGGCGGAACCGTGACGTTCTATGAAGCGACGGGCGCGGACAACACGTTCCTGCACATGAACATCTGCCTTGCCGGGCACGAGGTGCAGGAAATCGGCGACATCTACATCAACGACAAAGTGGTGACGGTGAACGGCAGCGGCTTCGTCACGTCCGCGCCGTGGAACTCCAAGATTCGCATCAAGAAACGCCTCGGGTCTGACACGCAAGTGGTTGATCCAGATTTCGATCTTGAGACAAGCGCGGACGCGTCTTTTCGTGGGCGGGGCATTGCTCACCTTTATGTGCGGCTCGAATACGATCAGGACGTGTTCACCAACGGCATTCCAATCATCACCGCCGTGGTCAAGGGCAAGAAAGTCTTCGACCCGCGCACGGGGACGATTTCGTGGTCATCCAACGCCGCCTTGTGTGTTCGAGACTATCTGGTTGACGCTCGTGGTCTAGAAGACACGGGCATTGACGACACCATGCTGGCCGTTGCTGCAAACGTCTGCGATGAGAACGTGCCCAAAGCCACTGGTGGCACAGAGAAACGCTATGCTCTTAATGGCGTGATTGTTTCGGACGTGCAGATCGGGGCGGCGTTGCAGCAGATGATGACCGCCTGCGCCGGGACGCTGTTCTGGGGTCAGGGCGAGTGGAAGCTAAAACCGGCATACTACACCCCGCCGGTCAAGACCTTTACGCTGAACGACCTGCGCAGCCCAATCACGCTGCAAACCCGTGGCAGCATGTCGGAAGTCTTCAACGCAGTGCAGGGCACGTTTAACGACGCTGCGCAAGATTGGGTCACGGTTGACTATCCGAAGCTGGTCGGCTCGACGTTCGTCACCGAAGACAATGGCGTTGAATCGGTGATCGACGTTGAACTGCCGATGACCACATCCTCGGCGACCGCACAGCGCATCTCAAAGCTGGCCCTGTTCCGTGGGCGCGAACAGATGACCCTATCCGCTGATTTCAGCCTGTCTGCGCTTGAAGTGCAGGTAGGTGACATCATCGCGTTGACCATTGATCGTTACGGTTGGACCGCAAAGGAATTTGAGGTTGTGGGTTGGAAGTTTTTCAACTCGACCGAGGGTGGCGAGATGATGATCAACATGTCGCTGCGCGAGACAAGCGAAGCGGCTTTTGACTGGGATGCCGATGAATCGGAACTGGCTGCCAACAACTCGAATCTACCCGATCCGTGGTCTGTTCCGGGCATTGGTATTACGCTCGAAACGGTGTCGCGCTTGATCTATGAAAAGCTGACCAACGTCATTACCGTCAACGTGACGACCGCTTCGAGTGCTTATGTTGAGCGGATTGAAGTGCAGTTCAAGCCTTCTGATGAAACCGAATGGCGCGCGGTCGGTGTTGGTTCACCGGGCAAATTTGAAATCGTTGACGTTGGTGATGGGTTCTATGACATCCGTGCGCGAGCATATAATCAGTTCGGTGTGCGCGGTGAGTGGGAATACCAATACAACTTTCAAGTCTCGGGGTTGGCTAATCCACCCGAGGATGTGACTGGCCTGCACGGCTATGTCTCGGGCGGCACGGTTGTGCTGGAATGGACGCCGGTGGGTGATCTGGACCTGTCGCATTACACTGTGCGCTATGCCATTGAAGAAACGGGCGCGACGTTTGCCAACGCCACGACCGCCGTGGAAAAGGTGGCGCGGCCCGGATCTAGTGTTATCGTCCCGGCCCGGCCCGGAACTTACATGGTTCGCGCCGTTGATAAGACCGGGGTCGCCTCGCCGAATTACACCCCTGTGGTCGTCACCGCAGCGGCCTTTGAACAATTCGCCAACACCTTGTCGCTGACGGATAGTCCGACATTCGCAGGTTCGAAAACCAACTGTTCGGTGGTCAGCAGCCAACTCCGCATCACCACCGGATTGAGTGGCGCATATCAGTTCTCGAACTACATCGACACTGGCGCGGCTCGGCGCGTGCGGGCCAGAACAGATGTGACCTTGTTGCGTTACGACCCGACGTTGGGCCTGTTTGATTCTCTATCGGGTCTGTTCGATTCGCTGCCGGGTCTGTTCGATGACTTTACCGGCGGCACCAACTATGACGACACGGATGTGATCATGTATATCCGATCAACCAACACAGATCCGGCTGCCTCGCCGGTCTGGTCGGAGTGGACCATCTACAAGGGTGGGGATTTCTATGGACGGGCATTCCAGTTCAAGATAGATTTGGTCTCGAAAGTGGCAGGCGTGACGCCTAGCATCACGGCTTTGACAGCGCGCGTCTGGTATAACTGACAAGGGGGTGGATAATGTCCACACATGATTACGTCATTGACAACCAAAGCGCGGTTGCCTTTCGGGCAGACCTCAACAGCGCATTGGCCGCCATCGTCACGCAGAACTCAAGTGGCGTTGCGCCGACGACCACGTTCGCCAATATGATCTGGTATGACACGGCCACAAACCAGATCAAGAAGCGCAATGAAGCCAATTCAGGGTGGATCATTCTCGGGACAATTGATGAGGTTGCCGGGACATTCACGCCATCTGGCAGTGTCGCTATCGCAACTCAAGCGGAAGCGGAAGCCGGAACCGACAACACGAAAATGATGACACCCCTGCGTTCGGCGCAGGCGATTGTGGCATCGGAGCGGTATCTGATCTTGAGGTCAGTTGTTGTGGATGTTTCGGTTGGTGGTTCTTTTGTGGCGAGAACGCTTGGAACGACTGTCAGAAACACTATCGCAGGGGCAAGCGTATCAAGCCCCAGCTTCACACTCCCCGCCGGAAAGTATTTGTTCCGGGCTTTTGCTATGGCCTATTTTTGCAACCGCCACTACATTATGCTTGCAAACACGACAGACGGAACAAGCACCCTTGTTGGGTCTGACGCATACTCTAGGAATGATTCCGATTCTCATCCAACACCCAGCGTGATTGATTCATACTTTGAAATCACCGGGACGAAAAGTTTTCAAGTCCAACACTATGCTGATCTTGGCGGGGCTGTTTTGGCTATGTCCACCACGGACGGCACGACTGAGCAAACTCTTTCGGTCATCGTGCAGAAGATAGGGTAATCAATGTCGGATATTCTCGCAAACTCAACACAGCACGAACCTCTGACGCAGGATGAACGTGACGACCTCGCGGCAAATATAGTTCGGAAAGCACTTGAGAACAGGTTGACCTCAGAGATCAATCCTGTTTTCTCAATCCTTTGGTCTAAACTGACCGCACAGGAACGGGCTGAGTGGGAAGCGTATCGCCTTTTACTACTGAGTGTCACGGAACAGCCTGAATTTCCAAAACGTGTCGTATGGCCTACAAGACCGGGGCAAGGCACTGAGAAAGATTGGTTGGCCAAGTTTCATGCAGACCCCGACCGTTACCCTCACCCAGACGCCTGACCACAGAACTGTTCCCTGCGCTGGTCATCCGTGTTAGATTAGCGCCAACATCAGAACCAAGGATGATCTATGTCTAAGCTGGTCAACAGAGCGAAGATGACGACCGCCACGACCGGCACGGGGACCATCACCCTTGGCTCGGCTTCGACCGGGTATCGCACCTTTGCCGCTGCCGGTGTGATTAACGGCGACGTGGTTCGATACGTCATCGAAGAAAATGGTGCTTGGGAAATCGGCAACGGCACCTACACGGCCACCGGCACGCTCTTGGCGCGGTCGTTGCTGGCGTCTAGCACTGGGTCTCTGTTGTCATTGGGTGGAAATGCTGTAGTTTATGTTACGGCCACAGCGGAAGACTTCGATGAGTTGGCCCCGCTGGCCTCACCCGCTCTCACCGGAACACCAACAGCGCCAACGGCGGCTGTGGGCACCAACACAACGCGGTTGGCCACCACCGCCTTCGTCAATGCCGAAATCGCCAATGACGCTCCGACCAAGACCGGCGGCGGCGCGTCTGGCACTTGGGCAATCAACATTAGCGGTAACGCTGCGACCGCAACGTCAGCTACCTCTGCCTCGACCGCAACTACGCTGACGGGTCTTACGTCAACTGTGGCCGAACTGAACTACACCGATGGTGTCACGTCCAACATCCAGACCCAGCTTAACACAAAGGGTCCAGTTGGTGGCGGTTCTGATGTGGTGTTCTATGAGAACGGCCAGAACATGACCACGAACTACACTATCCCCTCAACCAAGAACGCCATGTCCACCGGGCCGATCACCATTAACTCTGGTGTGACGCTGACGGTCTCGGCTGGCGCTCGCTATGTGGTGATCTGATGAGCAAAATCGCACTGACGCCAAACGCCTCTGGCACCGGAACGCTGACCATTGCAGCGCCGAACACCAACACGGATCGGACGCTCACGCTGCCGGATGTCACCACCACGCTGGTCGGCACTGATGCCGCGCAGACCCTGACGAACAAAAGCATCAACGCTTCGCAGCTTACGGGTGATGTAGCCGCAGCCCGCATCGCTGGCGCTCTAAATGCCACTGGCTCTGCACCGATCTACGCCTGCCGTGCGTGGGTAAATTTTGACGGTTTCAGTGGCTCCATCCGCGCAAGCGGAAACGTGTCCAGCGTCACCTATAACGGGACCGGGCAATCCACCGTCAACTTTGCCACAGCTATGCAGGACACGAACTACAGCGCAGTCTGCAGCGCCCACAGTGCTGGGTTTGGGCGGCAATCGAACGCCTTTCCGTATTACCTTGGTTACTCTGCGGGTAGCCTAATTGTATGGTATGGAAACACCATCAACGCCGCCGCCGAAAACATGTCTCACGTCAACGTCGCCGTTTTCCGCTAAGAGGTTCACCATGCAAGTCGTCATTTACCCGCAAGAAAACGGCCTCGTAGCAGTCATGGTACCGGCCCCGGAGTTTGCCGACCAGATCGAAGCTGTGGCGCAGAAGGACGTGCCGCCGGGTACACCTTGGCGCATCGTGGACGACAGCATTCTGCCGTCGCGTGACATTCACGACCGTTGGCTGTGGACTGAAAGCGGCCCGCTTGACGTTGCCACCGAGGAGGCCACCTGATGTCCGAAATTCGCGCAAACTCAATCACCGACGCCGCTGGCACTGGCGCTCCTAACTTCCCGAATGGTTTGAGCGGTAGCGGTGCGTCTTTGACATCGTTGCCTGCGGGACAGTTGACTGGGGCGTTGCCTGCAATCAGCGGGGCAGCCCTGACAAATCTGCCTGCCCCCACCTCGCCACAGGTTGGCACGGCTACGGCTGGCTTGTCACTCGGCGGCGTCGGGACTTATGCTTTTTTGCATGAGTTAACGTCTCAAATTACCGACCCCGGCACGCTTCGCGCTGGCTCTGGCCTTTATTACGCAAACGCTATTTCGGACGTAAACAGCACGGGTTGGGCAGGTTATTACAACACCACGGCCAGCGGGACTTGGATGCTTATGGGGCAGACTGGTCGTGCGCTTGGCTCTGCTACGAATTACGCCTACGTTGCTGGCTCCCGCACATCTGTATGGTTGAGGGTTTCGTGATGAAAAGCGCCCACAAGGAAAAGGTGTAACTCATGCCAATCACTCTTAACGGGTCCACGGGTATTACCGCAGCGGCGTTCGACGGGGCCATCGACGCCGCTGACTTGACGGGCGCGCTCCCGGCCCTCAACGGCGCTGCCCTGACAAATTTGTCTGCGGGTAACCTGACGGGCGCTCTGCCAGCTATCAGCGGCGCAGCCCTCACCAATCTTCCAGCAGGAACACCCAGTACCGCTCAGGTCGGAACGGCCACGGCTGGGTTGGTTTGGGGTGACGTTGGGTCATACGGGCTTTTCTGGTGGAACGGCGCGGGGCAAAGGCTGCCAAACGCCACAGTCGCTGGGTCTAGTTTGTATGCCGCAAGCACATACTCTTACGACACCACATACGGCGCGTATGCCACATCCCCATCTGGCACTTGGCGGCTCATGGGCATCACTGGATACTACAATCTCTCCATAGCACTCAGCCGTGTCGATATGTATGCGTCCATCTTTATAAGGATTTCCTGACATGAACTACCGCAACGCAAAGCGCCTCGCAAACGGCTGGATCGACTGCGAGATTGAGCATGAAACCCACGGGTGGATTCCGTTCACCTGCAACCCCGAAGATACCGGAGCCTTGTTCGACACGGCTGCTCTCCACGCCGCGATGGACGCAGACCCCGAGACCGCAGCATATGTCCCGCCGACGCAGGCAGAACTTGACGCCGCAGCGGCAACCGCAGTCCGCCAGCAGCGCGACACCATTCTCGCCACTCAGGTTGACCCCATCGTCAGCAACCCGCTCCGCTGGGCCGATCTGAGCGCGGAACAGCAGGCCGCGTGGTCTACCTACCGCCGCGCTCTGCTTGACATCACCGCGCAGGCTGGCTTCCCTTACGACGTGGTATGGCCCACTAAACCGGAGTGACGCGAATGACAACGCCTACGATCAAACGCGGCGATACCTTTCAAGCCCTGTGCCAGCGGGTTGGTGTGGACATCACCACGACGACCATCCGCAGCCAGATCCGGGCCAAGTCGTGGGTGCAGGATTTGACTGTCACCAAGACCAACGCCGCGACAGGCGAATACACCCTGTCAGCCACCGCAGCGGATGCGGAACTGTGGCCCCTCGGCCCAGCCTTGTGGGACATCGAATATACTGACGCCGGTAACGTGCGCAGCACCGACACGGTAAAACTGCGCATCGGGGAGGACATCACCCATGACAACTAATGTTACGCTGGTCACGCAAGACGCCACGACAACGCTGGTTCTGACCGGCGGCGCACCGGGACAAGGCGTGCCGGTCGGTGGTGCCACTGGGCACGCGCTAACGAAGCGCAGCGCCACATCCTTCGACACGGAATGGCGCGACCCTAGCGTGCGCGATTCATTTACTCTGAACACCGGCGCGGGCGCGGTTGCTGACGTGGCGGGTAAGATGGCATGGAACGCCACAGATGGCACCATGGACCTTCGCCTAAACGCCAACGTCACGTTGCAGGTCGGGCAAGAGCATGTGAAGCTGTGCCGCAACATCAGCGGTGCAACTATCTCAAACGGTCAGGTCGTGCGCATTGTCGGATCGACAGGGCAAGCCTTGACTGTGGAATTGGCCGATGCGTCTGGTGAATCCACCAGCGCCGGGACTTTTGGTGTTGCAACTGAGACTATCGCCAACAACGCAAGTGGTTATGTCACTCTGTTCGGTTTGGTCAGAGGCATTAACACGCAGGGCGTTGCCGAAGGTGCGCTCCTGTATTTGTCGGAAACTGCCGGTGCGTTCACCGATGTCTCGCCCGTCGCGCCCGCGCACCGAGTGATCCTTGGTTATTGCGTTAAGGCCAGCGCCGGTGCCGGTGAAATTTACGTCAAGGTGGACAACGGGTATGAACTGGAAGAACTGCATGACGTGCTGGTCACGGCGCGCACGACCGGGGATTTTATCCGCTGGAGTGGCGTGACAAGCCGCTGGGAGAACAGCAAGTCGGTCATGACCACTGTGCCCGCCAGCGCGACAGCCGCAGGCACCGCAGGGCAGGTCGCCGCCGACGCATCGTATCTCTACGTCTGCGTGGCGACGAACACATGGAAGCGCGTGGCGCTTACGACGTGGTAAAGCCCAAGACGTAATCAAACCAGCGGTGGGTCTCTGTGATTGACCCGCCGTTGTAACACGTCAGATCAGGCTCAACGCCTTTCTCCGAGACATGCACGCCGGTGATGCCGCCTCGACCTTCCATGCGGATGATCTTGCCGCCATAGGCCCGGATCAACGCCGCTTCATTGTCGAACCGCACGTCTTCGATCACGATCAGCGAACCGCGCTTGCTGGTGTCCAGAGCGTGCCGCATCAGGTTGACCCAGAAGTCATCACCGATGCAATGGCGACCCCACTCCGTGCCGAGGGTCTGCATGGCTTCGCGAGGCGTCTTGCCAAGCAGGACCGTTGCTGGCGTTTCCTTGAGGTCGCCTTCGATCATGCGTTCGATGGTGTGGTCATCCACCAGCGCGCCTTGCAGGATGCGCCGCAGAGCATCTTTCAGCGGCTGTGCAAACCGTCTGCGCTGATACCGATGCGCGTCTTGCAGATACTGTGCCGCAGTGGACTTGCCCGACCCAGCCGCGCCGGACAGGCCAATCAGGCGCACCAGCGGTTCGCGCCGAGGTTGGCACTTTGGCGGCTCTGGGTCGTTCACGTCCCACCGAAGGCCGCACTGAGTGCAGACCATCTCATCCGATTGCTGATAGGCTTTGCAGTGGTGCATCTTATCCTCCGAATCCGGGCATGGTGTTACGGTTGAAGCTGGGCATAGCAGGCCGTGTCTCTGCCGGTGCAGCGGGCACACGATGCAGCTTGCTCACGGCATCAGACAGCGCGTCCTGCGCGGTATCCCCGCCACCGGTGGCCACAGTGATGGCAGAGCCTGTCACCAGCGTGGCAAAGCACTTGCGGCCCTGCACGGCGCTCTTGCCGACGAAGACGCTATGGCAGGTGCCATCGCGCAGCAGCGTGTCGATCACTTCCAGCACGTTCATCATTTTCCTCCAACATGCCAATGTTTGCATTGTGGGCAACGATAGGCGCTCACCGCCACATCGCGCTTTTTGCGTTTGTTCATGATCCGGGCGATTTGTTTCGCCCTTTCGGGTGTCAACTGTTCCTTACCCTGACATCCCGCTTCCCGACTCATCTATGACCAACTTCCGCGCTTCGTTGACGTAATAGAGCCAGTTTACATTATCCCAGCGAAACGCTCTAGCGTCGTTTGTCAGCGTCGTGGTCCAACCCTTTTGCACTGCAAACTCGCGTTCCGGGCCGTCTTTGAGGCCGGGCATGAACTTGGTCAGGTGCGCGCCGTCGGTGGAAACGTAATACCGGCTGGTGTTTTGCACACGCGCATCGCCGTGCATCAACCGGCTCGACCGAGGCACCTTGACGGACAGCATAAAATCGAACGGGTCGCGGTGCTTCATGATAAAGTCTTCGACCGGAACGCCGTGAACCATTTGCGCCTCGGCAGCCATGATCGACACACGGTTGCTGTGGTCTTTGTGCCAACCCAGTTCGCGCGTCGTCGGGTTTTCCAACGGCGTCTCATAGGCGTATGCCCCGATGCGCTTGATGCTTTTGCCACCCTTTTTGACTGCGATGTATGAGTTCACGTCGCGGATGAACATCGCCTGATACTGGACCGATTCCAGTTCCAAGCCGGTGCGCGCTTCCCATGCCTTTGCCACTTCCTTCATCCAGTCCACATGCTTCTTGTGAACCATGACCGTGATGCCGTCGGTGTTGGCTTGGATCATCCGCACCTCGCCCGCACCAAGCCACTCGGCCAACATGCACAGCATAAGCTGGCCGTTGATCGTGATGCTCATAGTGTATTGCGGGTCATAGAACGGGCTGTATTTGTTGTTGCTATCGCCATAGACGCCGTTCAGTGCCAGCTTGAGCATGGCGTTCTCAGCCGTGCCTTTCTCATAGGTCTGCCGCATGTCGTAAACGTCTTTGTAGATGTCGCAGAACGATGCGCTCAGATGCGAAGGGAACACCCGGTTGGTGATGCCGAGGTTTGGATAGAACGACGCCACATCCCAGTCCCAGATTTCCCATTCGTCGTTCTCGCGCACCACCTTAGACTCGATTGAGCCGTGGATGCCGCCGGTGCCGAAATGATAGGTAAAGCCGTTCACTGTGGCCGTCACGCCCTTGAAAACGCCTTTGGTCTCCACCGTCTCGCTCAAGGTGTCTTCGATCATCTGCCGGGACAGGACTTGCGATTCCAGCCACGTCTTGATGCGGATGAAATCCGGGTCTTGGAAAGACACACGAGGGCTGATGACATCGCGCAGGGCGATGCTCTCACGCTTTGTCTGCAACGGTTGACGGCGGCCATTGACGCGCGCGTAGCACGGCGTTCCGGCCTTCTCCAACTGCATCTCGAAGAACTTCTTGCCGATCTTCGTGTCGTTCATGTTGATGACATCGCCAAGGTCAGGATACCGCTCGGCAAGCTGGTCACGAAACGCGATTTGCTCCAACGTCGTGTTATAGAACTTGAGAGTTTCTGACACGTCGTGGCACATGTAGTTAAGAATTTCCGTTTTCTGTGCATGTGTTGTCGGCTGGTCAGGCGGATAGGGCAGGTCCACGACCGTCGCGCTGCGCATGTTGATTTCCAGCTTCTTGAGGCTGGTGGACCGGGCCTTGTTGTCAAAGTGGTGGATCAGATACAAGTCACCCTGCGTCACGATCCGGTCAGATGCCCACACCTGATTTGCCCAGCGGTTCTCTGCAAAGATGATGTCGGTGCCACGCTTATGCGCGTCATAGGCCGTAAACGAATGATTCTGGCACAGGCTGTGGATCACCGGATAGTCAAACCCGACGTTGTTGAAGCCGAACATCCGGGCCTTGATGTCACGCAGCCAATAGATGAACTGCACGAAGTCGCGCGATTGATCGCGCCGATCCGACACCTCGAAAATCCAACGGGTCCGCGTCTTCACATGCGTGATGTCGGCACAAAACAGATCGTAATAGGTTTCGATGTCATAGACGAAATCGGTGTCAGGGATGTCAACCATCTCACCACCCCATCCCGAAGCCAAAGGTCAGGACAGCGAAAACCATAGCCGCGAGGGCGGTTGCGGCCATCAAAGCAGCGAGAAATTCATAGATGTGCATCAGTGCATCCCCTGTGTGAAGCGAGGCGGGCCGTGAAGCCCGCCCCTGTGGTGATTAACGCGGCAGGCCGGGCGGGCCAGCCAAGATGCCGGTGTGCGGCACGACGCCGGGGACGCTACCACCGGATGCAATCCCCGGAGCGGCACCGGGAATACCCGGCATTGACGCAGGAGCCGTCTGGACGGGGACCGGGGCACCACCCGGCACACCCGGCAAACCCGCACCAAACGCAGCCCCCATGCCTGACGTGCTGCCCAGCGGACGTGCGCCCGGCGGCAGAGCGGTCGGAGCGGCAGCGCCACCAAACGCAGCGGCAGCGTCAACACCGCCACGGATCTCATCGCCCTCAGCAATCAAGCGCATGACGTTCGCATTGGCATAGATGCCTGCCCGATCACCCGGCTGTTCGTTGCTGGCGATGTTACCCGCCACCTGAACATAGAAGCCGCGCTTGATCATTGCCGGATCAATCTCGGTGAACATGGGATCGGGGCCGACCGCTTTCGGCGGATAGACGCTCGAAAAGTAGATGACGAAACAGCCCTTCGTGTGTTCATTCACAGCACCGCGCCCATTGGCCGCGTCACCGTCCGACACCTTCATCGAAAAGCCCTGCATCGTGCTGAACCAGTTTGCCATGCGGTTCAGGGCGTTCTGGTCACGGGCCAGTGCCGTGGCGAGGAAGGGATACCACTGTTCGGTCAACATCGGCCAGATGGCGGTTTTCTCAAAGGCCACACCGAACTCATAGCGTTGCTTGTCGGCGGGGATGTCACGACCCTCGCTGTCCTTGGTGCGCTTTTCGGTGATCGAACCGTTGACAAAGCGGCCAACGACCGGGGTAAAAAATTCAAGACGGTCACTCATGGGTTTCTCCTTTGTGAGTGGTTTAGTTCATGCCAAGGGCGGATTTGTAAACGTCAAGGATGGCTTCTTCCTCGGCAACGTCGTCGGCCTTGCGCTTGCGCAGCGCGATCACCTTCTTCATCACCTTGGTGTCGTAACCGCGACCCTTGGCTTCGGCGAACAGTTCCTTCTCCTGTTCGGCAACGTCCTTTCTTTCGCTGGCGAGTTGCTCTGCGCGCTCAATGAACTGGCGCAGTTCGTCAGCCGTTACGCTATTGTGTCCGGGCATTGCGTCCACTGTGGTCATCCTCCAAATTTAGCGGCCAAATAACCTTCCGGCATGGCCTTGAGTTTAGCTTTGGTCCTCGGCGTCTCGGTCAGAGACGACAAGAGTTTCGGGTCAGCACCTTGGCGTTCAAGTTCCGCTGGTGTGACCATCTTCCCAGCCGTCGGGTCGATGCCCGTCAGCATGTGAATCGTTTTCGCATCGAACTTCCAACGGCGTTGACCGTATCCAGATTCGATGTGCCAGCCGGGGATGTGTTCGCCCCGGATAAGGCGCGCTTCTGCCTCGGCTGTGATGGCATCGCGCCGCCCCTTAAACATTGCCTCGGCCAGTTCCAAGAACGCCAACTCAGCAGCCATCTCTGTGGCCGTCAGGTGCCGTTCCTGTGCCGGGTGCATCCGCGTGACGGCCCGGTAAACCTCATGCGCCACCGCATAGCATTTACCCGCTGCGTCACACCGGCGGCAGTGTTCACCTGACATGCACATGGCCGTCTCGCTCTGGGTCGCCTGCGCTGCGGCTTCGATCCGGGCCATGTCGGCCAGCAATTCAGGCACGGTCATGCTGCGTGTGCGATAGATGCCGGACGGGTGTGCAGCGCGTGGCTGATAGATGCCAAGCTGGACGCGCTTAATGGCCACACCGGCGGCGGTCATCTGGCGATACAAGGCACCGGCATAAATCCTGACCTGCGGCGTTGACGGCTCGACAATCTCAAACCCGTATTTCAGGTCATCGACATAGAGCGTGCCATCGTCACACACCGCAGCGGCGTCGGGCGTGCCCTGCACCAGATCGTTAAGCACCACCCGTTGCTCGGCATAGATCGTGCCTTTGTGGGACCGCAACTGCGCGACGTATCCACGGATGTGGTTCGCCATGGCGCGGTCAACGACCCAGCCGTTCTCGTGCGCCTGACCGATCAAAGCGGTCGTGTCAGAAGCCTGACCGGTCAGGACCATCTCGGCGACCCACGCAGCGCAGGTGCCCTCACGGGCCGGGTCAGAGGACGGCTCGGGCGGCAAGGTCGCAGCAAGCCGTGGGTATCCGGCACAGTTGAGCCAGATGTGTGCGGATGAGGGGCGCAGGATCATGGGCTGAGTTCCACGCCGCGCCCGTTGCGCAGTGCCCAGAACATGTGACGGTTTAGCCAATTGCGGTGAATGGCGTCGTTGTGGTCAATCTTGTGCGTCGTCTCGGCGGTGTCAGGATCATTGGTGAGAAACGTCGTGACGGTAATCGGACAAGGCGGATGGGACATGTTGCGCTCTCGATAAGGGTTGAGGGTGGGACGGCCCGGTGTGGGCCGCCCCGCTGCCGGTTTACGACAGTTCGGGTTCGATCTGGCACAGGTCGCCAAACAGGTTGGCGCGCGCCGTCTCGTTGGTGTTAAACACGTTGAACGACGCAGCGGGGTCAGCCGCACCGGAGTGCTTCACATACAAACCAGCCAAGGTTTGCTCGGTGATCTGGCCACGGGTAATCATGCCGCTGATCTTTTCGATCACGCGATCAAGACCAATCGGCTCCGGGGCGTCAACGGGCAGTGCGGCCTTTACCGAGGGCATACCGGGCATCCCGGGCAGCGTCATCGCCGGTGCAGCTTCGGTCGGCAGATCGGCGGGTGCAGCAACAGCGCCACCGCGTGCCTTGAACGCGGCGCGTGCGGCCTTGGCTTCCTCACCTTTGCCGCGCTTGGCACGCCACAGGCCGTCAGCAGTGAACGACGGCGGGTCAGAGTGAACCGCTGCGTCATAGGGCATCTGGTCGCCGTCCAGCGCGTCAGCCGACACGGCAGTTTCGGATTCGGCTTCGGCAGCGCGTGCTTCGAGTTGCTGCGTCTCGGGCTGTGCAGAAACCTGTGTCGGTGCGGGTGCCGCGGCGCGTGCTTCACCGGTTAGGTGTGCGCGCACTTCGTCTTCGTTGTCAAAATAGTAAGTCAGTTGGACTTTCATGTCATCTCCTCGGGTTGAGTTTGTGTTTGACAAGATGAGGGAATACCGGCTAAAACCGGCTCAGTCAAGAGGATAAATGATGCAGCTTCGGCCCTACCAGCAAAAATTGAAAGACGATTGCTACGCTGCGTGGCAGTCGGGCTTGCGCAATAACGTGCTGGTGCTGCCGACCGGCGGCGGCAAGACTGTGGTCATGGGTTCGATGGCGCAAGATCAAAAAGTGCCAGGATGTGTTATTGCGCATCGCACTGAATTGGTTGGACAAATTAGTCTCACAATGGCCCGCTTTGGTATCCAACACCACATCATCGGGCCGTCTGCGACTGTGAAATTCTGCATCGGTCAACATATCAACGAATTGGGTCGCAGCTTTTACAGCCCGCGCGGTCTCGTGACCGTTGCAGCCGTCGATACGCTGATGGCCCGTGCTGATTCGGTCAAGCAATGGGCCGCTGATCAGCGGTGGTGGATGATTGATGAATGTCACCATGTGATCGAAAACAACAAGTGGGGCACGGCGGTCAAGATGTTTGGCAACGCCGTGGGCTGCGGTGTGACGGCCACACCCCTGCGGGCTGACCGCAAGTCGCTGCACGCCGATCAAGGCGGCGTGTTCCACAACATGATCGTCGGCCCGTCCATGCGCGAACTGATCAACGCCGGGTCGTTGTGCGATTACCGGATCTTTGCCCCACCGTCGTCCATTGATGTCTCGGGCGTGAAGATCGGCGCTACGGGCGATTATTCCCAGCCCGGCCTTCGGGAAGCCGCGCACAAGTCCCGCATCGTCGGCGACGTGGTGTCTCACTATCTCCGGCTGGCCAACGGGCTGCGGGGCATCACCTTCACGGTTGACGTGGAACAGGCCAATGAACTGGCGCAGGCTTTCGTGGCCGCCGGTGTCCCGGCAATGGCCGTCAGCGCCAAGACACCTGATGAGGTGCGCGCCGCTGCGGTGAAGAAACTGCGTGACGGCACGCTCCTGCAACTGGTCAACGTCGATCTGTTCGGCGAGGGCTTCGACGTGCCCGCAGTGGAAGTGGTCCAGATGGCCCGGCCCACGATGTCATATGGCCTGTTCGTGCAGCAGTTCGGTCGTGCGCTGCGCATCCTGCCCGGCAAGGAACGCGGCCTGATCATTGATCATGTCGGCAACGTCAAGATGCACAACCTGCCCGACGCGCCGCGCAACTGGTCACTCTATTCCGAGGAACGCGGCAAGCGCGGCGCGATGGACCCGGACGTGCTGCCCGTCTCAACTTGCGTGGAGTGCTTCCAAGCGTTCGAAGCCAAGACCCGGACGTGCCCTTTCTGTGGTCATACGCCGGAGCCACAGGGGCGCAACAAGCCGGAGTTTGTCGAAGGCGACCTGACCGAGTTGGACCCGGCGACACTGGCCATCATGCGCGGCGAGATTGACCGGATTGATGGACCGCCACAGGTGCCCGGCCACCTCGACCATATTGCGCGCAAACGGCTTGAGAACGTCTGGCGTGACCGCCAGCAAGCACAGCACGACCTGCGCCACACCATCGCGTTGTGGGCCGGTGTGTGGCGGGACAAGGGCGCGAACGACACAGAGATTTACCGTCGGTTCTTCTTCCGATTTGGGACTGACATTGGAACAGCGCAGACGCTCAACCGGGCCGACGCAGAAGCACTCAAACAGAGGATTGAGGAAACATGGACGACGGACGCCTGATGGCCGCAGCACACATCTGCCGGTGGCGCGGATGGACGAAGCGGCACTATTCGATCTTGGAACACATGATCATCGGCACCGAGGCGCTGCACCAGATCGGCGCACCCGAGAACGTGCAGCGTTGGTT